TTGTATCAGAAACTTAAACTGGTAAAAGAAACTAGAGATGAGAATCCTGGTGGACCTTACAAACAACTACTACGAGAATCACACGGTATGGTAATCTAATTATGGATTTTTTGAAGGACATTGTAAAGGAGATTGGTGATGACTTCACCCAACTCGCATCCGATATACAGGATAGTGAACAATATGTTGATACGGGTTCGTTGGTTTTTAACGGACTCATATCAGGTTCTATTTTTGGGGGTGTATCTAGTAATAAAATTACTGCAATTGCTGGAGAGTCTAGTACTGGAAAAACTTTTTTCTCTCTCGCCGTTGTTAAGAACTTTCTTGATACTAACCCCGATGCTTATGCCCTCTATTTTGATACTGAGAGTGCTATATCTAAACAAATATTAGATTCTCGTGGGATAGATACTAATCGTTTTGTTGTTATAAATGTTGTTACTATAGAGCAGTTCAGGTCTAAGGCACTTAAGGCAGTAGATATATACCTTAGAACCAGGATAGAAGATCGCAAACCATGTATGTTTGTGCTAGACTCTCTTGGGATGCTGTCCACTGAAAAAGAAATTAATGATGCACTGAATGATAAACAAGTTCGTGACATGACAAAATCACAACTTGTTAAGGGTGCGTTCAGAATGTTGACTTTGAAGTTAGGACAAGCTAATATACCTATGATAGTTACTAACCACACTTATGATGTTATTGGAGCCTATGTACCAACTAAAGAGATGGGGGGCGGTAGTGGTCTTAAGTACGCTGCTAGTACGATCATTTACCTCACGAAGAAAAAAGAAAAAGACGGTAAAGATGTCATCGGAAATCTTATCAAAGCTAAGACGGTCAAGTCTCGTCTAAGCAAAGAGAACAAAGAAGTTACAGTTCGTTTATTTTATGATGACCGAGGACTTGATAAGTACTATGGTCTGTTAGAATTAGGAGAACTGGGAGAACTCTGGAAGAATGTCGCTGGTCGTTATGAGATCAATGGCAAGAAAGTGTATGCTAAAGAAGTATACAAAAACCCTGAGAAGTATTTTACCCCAGAAGTTATGCAAGCTCTAGATGAGATTGCTAACAAGGAATATAATTATGGAAGTAATTGACAACTATCTACCCGAAAAGGAGTTTGAGAATCTTTCTAATTGCATTTTAAGTCCAGAGTTTGATTGGCATTATCTGAGTGGAATTCTTTCACACGATACTCCATCAGGCTCTTTTCAGTTTATTCATCTATTCTATGATCCAGATACAGGAAGTCAAAGTCCTTATCTTCCAGTACTCAATTACACTTTAGAGAAGTTGGGTGTTCAATCTCTTAGAAGGATTAAATCAAATCTAACTCCTAAGAATCCAGAACCTTTTAAGGGTGGTTTTCATATTGATTATCCTCATATGAAAACTGCTATCCTCTATATGAATTCTAACAATGGGTATACAGAATTTAAAAATGGTGATAGAGTGGATAGCATAGAGAATAGAATGGTCATCTTTGATTCTAATCTCGAACATCAGACAGTAACATGTACTGATGAAAAGATACGAATAGTTATTAACTTTAATTACAGTACACTTTTTCTTAAATAATGGACAAACTTGAATTAACTATTCTTAGTAATCTCATTCACAACGAAGATTACTCTAGGAAGGTTATCCCTTTTATTAAACTTGATTATTTTGATGTAAGAGCAGAGTTAATTATATGCCAAGAGATCATTGATTTCATTGCAGAATATAATAAGTGTGTCACTCAAGAGATTTTAGATCTTGAGGTTCAGAATAGAGAGGATCTTACTGAGCAGGAGTTTAAAGATGTTCGTGATATCATTCCTAAGTTAACTAAGAGTGATACTAATACTGATTGGTTGGTTGATGCTACTGAGAAGTGGTGTAGAGATCGTGCTATATACTTAGCATTGATGTCCTCAATTAAGATAGCAGATGGACAAGATGACAAGAAAGGAAGGGATGCTATTCCTAGTATTCTTTCTGATGCTCTGGCTGTCTCTTTCGATAATCATGTAGGACATGATTACCTTGAAGACTACGAACAAAGATACGAGTCCTACCATAGGCGTGAGGACAAGATACCTTTCGATTTGGAATTCTTCGACCGTATCACAAAGGGTGGAGTTCCTAATAAAACTCTCAACATTGCTCTTGCAGGTACTGGTGTTGGTAAGTCTTTATTCATGTGTAGTTTTGCTGCTAGTGTGCTTCTACAGGGTAAGAATGTTCTGTATATTACGATGGAGATGGCTGAAGAGAGGATTGCGGAGCGTATTGATGCAAATCTTTTAGATGTTAACATCAGAGATATTACTGAACTTCCCCGTCCAATTTTTGAGAGTAAGGTAAATAGTATTGCTAAGAAGACACAGGGTAATCTTATTATTAAGGAGTATCCTACTGCTGCAGCACATGCAGGTCACTTTAAGACTCTTCTTAATGAGTTGGCCTTGAAAAAATCATTCAGACCTGATATAATATTCATAGATTATCTGAATATATGTGCGTCTAGTAGGTACAAAGGAAATGCGTCGGCGAATTCGTACTCGTATATCAAAGCTATTGCGGAAGATCTACGAGGTCTTGCGGTGGAGTACAATCTTCCTATTGTCTCTGCTACCCAGACCACTCGTGCTGGTTTTGGTAGTAGCGATGTTGACCTTACTGACACATCTGAATCCTTCGGGTTACCTGCCACTGCTGACCTTATGTTTGCTCTTATTTCTACTGAAGAGTTAGAGTCAATCAATCAGATAATGGTCAAGCAGTTGAAGAATAGATATAATGATCCTACTATTAACAAGAGATTCTGTCTTGGTATTGATCGTGCTAAGATGAGACTGTATGATGTTGAACAGAACAAAGGTGGTGAGTTGGTAGACAGTGGACAAGAAGTTGATGATAAGGACAAGTTTAAAGAACTAAAGAATAAACTTTCTAAGTTACAATTCTCCTCATGATACAATCAAGTAGTAGATTATGGGAAATAATATCTGAAGTTAATAATCTTAAATGTGAATTTAAGTTACTAGGGAAGGATAAAGATATTCCTGTTATTATTGCACAAGATTATTTTAAATATCCTGATAAAGTTAGGGAGTTTTTTCAGGGAGGTTATTGGTGGGACAATAATAATACTGAAGATAATGTTAGACCAGGAAAAAGTTTTCATCTTGCCGAGGAACTTTATGATTGGTTTAGTGTACCAATAGTGAAATCTATTGCACCTGTGTTTGGTTTTTCATATGCTAAATCGGATAATATTTTTGGTAATTGTTTTAATGGTAACATGCCTTTAGAAGATATACCTTCTGCTTTTCCTCATGTAGATGTAAATGCTTCTATAGCGCATCCTGATAATGCTCATGTGGCAATGAATTTATGTATTACAGAATCTGAGTATCCTATTACAACAGGGTTTTGGTCTTTTAATAATAAGAAATCTTCTTTAGATATGAGTCATAATGATCGTATGGATCTGACGAATTTCTATCAGGATTTAGGTAAGGATGCATTGACTGATGATGCTACATGGTTTCAAATTGAAAACTATGGGCCGTGGGTACTTGAAGATAAGTGTGAAATGGTGTATAATAGTTTACTAGCGTATCCAACTCACTTTTTTCACAACCCATATATAAAATCAGAGTGGTTTACGAAGACTGATAGGGTGACTATTAGTACCTTCATAAATACATCGCCAGTGAATTTGGATTTTCAAGAAGAGAATATAGATGATATATCTTTTGCTTGGGAATTCTTTAATTTAGATAAGATTCACAACTATCATCCAAAAAGAACTGTTGTACCAGATTAAACATTATGCCTACTTATTCAGATGCTATTGCTGACGGTGACTTCACCAGTAATCAAAAACCAGCACCTAAACTCCAACAGAAACCAAAGCGTCCTAGAGAGTTCTGGGAAGTAGAACCAGGTGATGCTGGAACAGAAGGATGGAGAGATGATCCTGATAATCCTACTGAGGCACAACTTGGAAGTATTGCGAATACAAATCCTAATCCAACACCTCCTAGAGCAACAGATCCTACTACTGTTCAACCAACTCAAAATCCAGTTGGTACTAATGTTAATGCAGTAGCACCACTAGTACCTACTCCAACAGTTACTAGTAATGTAACTATTACTCCTGATATTAAATCACCTGCTAGAGCAGATAATCCTAAGTGGACAGAGTATACTAACTTTGTAGATGCTGTAACTAGTGAAGAGTCTAAGAATGGTTCAGCATTTATTGCTCGTACTGCACAACTTCAAGCACAGGGATGTAAACTAGAGCGTTTATTGACT